AAGCACAACAAACTTCTTGTCATCATCCTTACCCCATGCACTCAAAGTCTCAAAGAACACCTCACGATTGACCTTACGACCATCAATCACAGCACCAGTCTTGGCAGTGATATACATGTAAGAATATCCGCGCAATTCCAGTTGGAAAGTAAAGTCGGACTGACCAATCAGATTGACAATGTTCTTAGTGGACTTGGAGCAAATCAGTGCTTTATCAGCACCAGTCTCATCAATAGTTTTGATCAGATGAGTTGCATCTCGAACAGGAACATCAGGATAAAGATCTGCATTGTCCAACTCATTAACAACAACCTTAGGAGGAATGATGAAACCATTGTTGACAAGTTCTGGTGCAGGAACTTGACAAATGACCTGACCATAAACCTCAGTATCATTCATACCAGGTTTCATCACCGTAGTAGAGTGTTTCGGAGTTGCAGTAAAGAAATAGCAACGATCAGATTGACCACTGAAAAACTCAGTAGCAGGAAAGAAGTTACGGGTAACGGAATTGTGTGATTCATCAAAGTAAATGGTATTGACTTCAATATCTGCTTGCTGAACTTTATGCAAAGAGTGATAAGTGGTAAAGATAATGCAGGAATCACCAGCAGTCCGAGCAACATTAGCAAACAGATGAATTTGGTCTGCTTTGGTGCTGCTAAAATGCTGAGTTTCACCACTGTGAACGTGCATCACATGAACATTCTTGGTGTCAATCAGTTCCAGAAACTCACTGCAAAGTTGCTCAGCAAGAAGAATACGAGGAGCTACAACTACAAGAGTTTTAGGAGAATCTTGAATAGAATTGATAGCATCCTGAATCATACAAATGGTTTTTCCTCCACCAGTCGGAATGATGACTTGACCAAGATCGTGCTTCAACATAGCATCAACTGCACGTTTCTGATGAGGACGAAGAGTGATGGTCAAGTGGTTTCCGTGTCGATGAATATAATATAAAGCACCCTGACCCGAAAGTCAAGGTGAATGTGACAGTTCTCAAACTGGTCCTATCAGATCATTTTGATCGTCTCTTGTTGTTTGAAATATAATTTTACATATGACTTAAGCATTGTTCGTAGACCCTCAATATCTTCAATCTTATCAATATCCCTTGAAATTTTCTCATATTCAAAAGATTTTGATGGTGTTTGTAATGAAATTTCAGATGGATCCATGAAAATACTCCGTTACTAGTGTCTTAGCATTATATAGATAAGTCTCAGAGTTGTCAAGAGCTTTCTTTTCCAACCCCGACAAACGTAGTCTAGCAATGTTTAGGGATCTTGTCAATAGAACCCAGCATCAATCTCAACATTTACAACATTTAGAACTTCTTTGACCTCTTCACCAGTGTCAACAGTATTTGCTTCAAAGATTGTAGTAAGTCCAAGTGTATTGTTTATGTTAATATAGAGATTTTGTAACTCCATCTCTGATGGAAGTCCTTGAGGTAGGACATAACGATCTCTTCCTACTTCACCAGTTCCAGGATCAGGATTTACATCAGTGCGGATTGCAACTCTTCCAGCAGATTGATCATAGAAAATACCAGCATACTTATGAGTTGAGAGACCAACGTCATAACGTGCCATCAAAATACCAGCATCACCAGTATTTCCTGCTGCTACATTAGGTGGAATAAGTGTGCCTTCATTCAGTGGATCTTCAATGAGACCAAGTGTAAGGAGGTTGTCTCTGATGTTGACATCTTGAACGTTTAGTCTTGCCTCAACACCATTGAAGAATACACTGTTAGCAGTTAAGTCACTTGTAATTCCAACATCACCAGTTCCATCTTCCATTGCAATACAAATAGTTCCACCACCAGCACGCATTGTGCCTGTGCCTACCTGTAAATCACCTGTAACAGTCGTTTTTATATCACTATCCATCGTGATATTTGCTTGACCGTTACTTGCACGGATCTCATCACTACCTACTTGAATTGCACCAGCAAATATGGTATTCTGGTTAGATTGTAGTGTTATGTTAGTATCACCAGTGCCTGCTTGAATTTCATTACCTTCAACTCTAATTGCACCAGTGAAACTTGTTAATTCTTGATTATCAAACATCAAGATATTAACTGTACTATCAGATGCTAGAATTTCATTTCCACGAATTTCAATGTCACCATAGAAAATAGTTTTAGTGTCACCAACCAAAGTAATGTTAGTGATACCAAATCCAGTCTGAATATCATTACCACCAACAATTAAATCACCTTCTGTAGCAGTAAATGTTCCAGCAGTGCCAACTGTAATAGCAGTTCCACCATCATCTGCCTGAATAACATTCTTACCAAGTCTTAAGAAACCAGTAAGTTCAGTAACATTATTTCTAATGGTGGCAATACCAAGATCATTAGCACCAATCAGAACATTAGGTGCTTGCTTGAATAGTTCTGCGTTCTGAGATGTGTCTGCAATGTTAATGTCATTCTGATCACACTTAATATAAGTACCACCAATTTGTACCCAACCAGCAATCGCTACATATGTGTTATCAACAAGTGTAATTGCAGTGTCACCAGTAGATGCTTGAATATCATTTTGTGAAAGTCTAAGTCTTGTCAGTTCAGTAACATTACTTCTAATTGATGTAAATCCACCATCAGCACTTTCTCCCTCACCAATATCAATATATTTTGCTTGACTTGCAAGATTAAGTTCAGTAACACCATAGTTTAATAGGTCAAATCTTAAATCTGGATTTTCTAGTGATGCGTTAATTGCAGTACCAAGAACATTCAGATTATTATGTACGAATAGACTTGTTCCAAAAGCATCTAAGTAGAAACCTGGGTTTACAAATAGTTGACCACCAGCATCAGTTTGATTTTGCCCAGAGTTTGCCATTGCTGGGTAGAAAAACTCTGGATTTGTGCTATTAGTTTCGTCTTGCTTATATAAATCTACGTTATTTGCTTGGAAAGCAGTAGAGACATACGCATTATTGTAACTACCACTAATGACATTTAAGAATCCATTGATTGTTGCAACACCAACATGATTAAAGAAACCTGCACTATCAACATTGGCAAATGTTGCTTTACCAGGACCAACATCTAGATAAACTTCATTCTCATCAGTTCCACCAACACCAGCAACAGATAAGTAAGCAATAGTTGCACCTAGACCAACATCTAGGTTTACCATATTTACCTGACTGTCTGTTCCAGCAGGACCAATATCTAAGAAGTGATAGAAACCGTTTTCCCAACGTCCACCTTCAGATCCAATAAACGCATGTGGTCTACCATCAGCAACTTTTGGTAGTAGATCGGTAAGTGTTGATGTGCCAAAGTTAATACTTGTTCTATTTCCATTAGCAGCAGCACTTCCATCTGCCATTCTTAGATCACCAGAAGCAATACCTATGAAGACTTCTGGAACTCTAAATGCAGTATTGTTAAAGAAAGTGTTTTCTGCTGCACCTACGGGATTACTATAATCAATACTAGAACCAACTGAAATAGAACCATCAATTACAACAGACTTACCAACACCCAAGTTTGCCTCAATTTGAGCACCACCATTTGTAAAGATTGCTGGATATCCTAGTTCATCAGTTTCACCAGGTGTATTCTGGAACTCTGAATTAAAAACTCTAAGTGAAGCACCAACACCAGCAGTAGGATGTCTTACAATATCAATACCTTCCATAACAGTTACTCTGTCATAGAAAAGTGATTTTGGAACAACAACGAATTCGGTTCCAAGTCCAGTTTCACCACCATTTATTGGATCTGTGATTAAAGGATCACCACCATTAAAGTGAACTCTACCAGAAACATAAAGTGCTACATCTTTTTGAGGATCTCCAGCACCAACATTATCAATAACAACTAAACCATGTACTGAACTATTATCATCAGCAGATCCGATTGGTGTACCACCAGGACCAGTAACTGCAACACCAATTTTAGCGTTAGATCCAGAATTACCTTGTGCTCCATTGACAGGAACAGTCTCTTGACCAATATATACCGTTCCAAATCCAGTATCACGGGCAAGTGTTGTAACACCAACTACTACAAGATCCCTAGTTGTTGTTAGTCCACCTACGTTTAACTTAGGGAATGTAGCACCGAAACCAGTGATGGCAGCAGTAGATCCATTATCAACGTTTAAGTCTCCTTCAATATAAACATCATCTAGCAAATATGATTCGTTAAAGTTGATCAGTGAATCATCAGCACTAGAACCTCTTGACGTTCGTTCTGTTAGATAATCACCGACCGTACTACCGATGCCTACACCACCTAGCATGACTAGGGATGTTGTTAGTCCTATATTTTGATTTGCATCTCTAACTTCAACGAAAGACGCAAATTGAGATAGCTCTCTACTATTTCTAGTCATCTACTATTCCCTAGCTAGGTGGATCTCTTAAGAGTATTTAGTTTCTCACAATCTCCTATTTATTATCTAGGATACATCTGACCAGACTGTGGTCTTCCTGGTGCGTTCCATCCACGTTCTTGTGCAGTTAGTCCTACAATAGAAAAATTAACACCATCTAAATTTGCATCACGAAATAGAGGATTAAGTGTTTGATCTGCTGTTGCACCAATATCGTTGACATAATCTACCAACCAAGCATATTGATTTCCGCCACCCGTAGTATCACCTTTTGCCTGAGTGAATAGTATTGGTGCTTTATGTTGATATGTATAAGTCTCAAGACCGATTGATTTATATGGTTCTGATCCATCTCCCGTGGAAGCACCATGAATTGCAGCAACCTTTGTGCAAGAGTATACGTTTGGAGTTGTACTGCAAGTTTGGTCAAACTGGATAGGACCAGGAGCATTTGCAACTACACCAGCAATACCTTCTTCTATGGTATTCATCTTGGTGACAAGTTTACCACCCTGAGAGTGACCGAACAGGTAAACATCACCAATAGTTTTAGAACCACCTTGTGCCGCAATATATGCGTTCAAAGAATTTTTAACCCATCCAACTACTGCTCTTGTGTAGACAATATTATCTCCCATCAAAAATGTTGATGCTTCTGTACCAACACCACTTATATTAAATTGTAATGTATTGGAAATATGATCCTGTGGGTATGCAGCAGAGAAGATAATTAAATCTCTACAATTAAGACCACCTGTATCTAGGAAAAAATTAAGAGAAGTTACTGCTGCATTTCCAATAGTTGTAGTATCATCATCTTCAAGAGTTCCATGAAATACAACTAGAACATCAATTTGACTTGCTGCTAGACCTGTGGGCACATATAATTTACCCATAACTGGATATGATGTACCATCTACAGTATGTGTCTCACCATCACTAGGAATGATAGTAAACTGTGCATTTGCAATAGGACCACCTGGATTAGTTGAACCAATAAAGTTTCTTATTGCTGCCTGAAGAGTAGCATTTGATGTAAATGCTGCATGAGATGTACCAGAAACTGCTGTAAGAGTTACATCTGCGTTTTCTGTTGCTGCTCTAAAACTAGTAGAAAGTCCAGAAGATTGGACTGTTGTTAAATCGGAAAGAGCATAATCTGCCATCAGATTCTCCTTGCACAGAGTGCAATACCTGAGGTCTCGATATACTGATTATATGAAGCATGAATTATTTCATAAACTTCAGAACCACTAATTGTAATTGTGTCTCCTTGCGTAAAGTTTGTTTCACTTGTATTATATCTGAAATCAATTAAAACAAAATCGTCTGGTAGATAATACGGACAAGGGATCATTTTAGAACAAACTGGTATTCCTTTAATAACAGCGTTATAATCCAATTCTGCAGGAGAATTGCTATTTGGATAAATTGCTTTGTTATTACCTGAAGTTCTTGCATATATTGCATTCGGACCATTAGCATTACTTTCATGATAACCATAAGTAGTTGAAGTTTGTCCACTCCAATCATTATTATGACTTGAATATGTAGACATTGTAGATTCATATCTATCGGCAAAAAATGTTCTTCCATCACTATCTGCATTACCATTTGCACCCATATAACCAACAAATGCTGATCTTAAAACTGAAGTATAACTCATAGCATCAAGTGGACTTTGATTACTATAAGAACTATAAAAGTTTCCGTTAGTTAATGTATCAAAATTTATTCGTGCATAATTACCATTATTTGTATTAGTACAAGCTGCTGGTCTAATAAAAGTTATCCCTGGATTATAGCAATAATCATAATCCCATAATGATGAAGTATAATTGTGAAGGAAGAATGTTAAAAACACATTATCATCAATTGTTGAACCTGCTAATGATGGTTGACTAAAGGAAAATATTGCAAATTTGGGATCGAGAGCAGACTGATAAACTCTTAACTTTAAATCATGAGTTGTTGGAGAACTTGTTGTAGCAAATCTGAGAGCATTTGAAAAACTGCTTGTATACGCAGTATCACAAGATCCATGTTGGGTCGTTCTAAATGCAGAGTCAGTAGAGTTTTGTCTAGAAGTATATCCATCTGCAGATGTTACATTATACCATGCAGATACTGCTCTATCTGGTACACTATCATTGTCGGCAGATGCATCTACCCATCGTGTTCCAGCAAATCTGTATTGATACCCAGAATAACCATCTCCATTATTAAATGGACTAGCCTGAGATACATTGTAGTTGGTGTCATATTTGGGTGAATATGGATGGAATCCAGTTCCTACACAAAATGATAAGTTAAAGTCAGACCAAACTTGAAATCCTCTATAAGTTGTGCCATATTTTTTACCAGATTCAATCTCATGTCTTAAGACACCAAAAGGATATTCACTTCCAATTCCAACATGCTTTTGATAAAATGTAGTTGTAGATCCATATGATGTTGCATTACTTCTTCCCGCAACACTTACAGTAATACCTAATCCAGTAGCACTAACTCCACCAATTAAAGATGGATCAAAAGTTAAATATTCACCATTGGTATATCCTACACCAGGACGATTTACACGTACATCATTAATTGAACCACTACTTCTAAAGATATTAAAACTCGCACCAGTGCCAATTCCTGATGTCGTTGATGCTTCAACATCAAAATAATCGTCACTATTGCCAACTAATTCACCACCATTTCTATAAATGATATTTGTAACAATACCAGTTTGAGTTGCACCATGGAACTCTACAATTTCAAATGCTTCTTCAAGTGCAAGAATAACATCAGATCTTGCCCAACCTGCTGATTTTGTAATCGTACTGATGGATGCTGCCATTGGTTTTATTTTTTAGTTATTTATTAAATCTAGGATACATCTGACCTGTTGCAGGTCTGTCTTGACTACGGTTAAAGACATTTACCGTACCATGTGTATATGTAACATCAAATGCTCTTAATCGCACACCACCATTAGTTGTGGTAATATAAAAAGGACTATCTCCTGATCGAATAGTGCTACCAGTTGTAAATCTAGTAGCAGTATTGAACATACTTTGAGATGGTACAGTTATATGTGAGAAAGAATAGTCTGCCATTAGGTTGTCCTCGCACAGAATGCAATGCCTGTTGTTCCTGATCCTTGATAGTATGATGCAACAATTACTGTGTATATTTCACTACCACTAATTGTAATTGTATCTCCCTGATCAATGAATTCGTTACTTGAACTGTAATAGAAGTCAATCAATACAAAGTCATCTGGTAGATAATAAGGACAAGGAACCATCTTTCCACTAATTGGAATTCCTTTAATAACTGGATTAAAATCAACACCTACCGTATCTTGTGTTGTATTATTTCCAAGATTAACTCCATAATCTTTACGGTTTATCGAAGAATTTGTTGATCTATGATAAATGAGCATTTCAGTTTGATCACCAGCGTAAGTAGATGATCTTGATGGAACTATTTGTGAAGGATAGTCGGTGGTAGTGTATGCAGTAAAGTCATCTTCATTATCTATTAAAGCATAACCAAACTCACCAGCACGTTTTGCTGGTTCATCAGCTGCACTGTGATCATGAGTTCCTCCAAGCCATGTAGTGAAACGAATAGATGGATTTAAACCACCTTGTCCATTATCATCGATAAATGTTGTTCCTGAAGTAAAGCATTCATCTAGATCCCAAACATTTTGTGAGAAGTTATGGAAAAACCAAGCATTGGCACTTCTTCCGTCCCATCTTGTTGCTGATACCTCTGGTTCATAATACGAAAATACTGCGAAATCTGGATCAATTCCTGATCTGTAAATGTTTAAATCAAGTCTTTTGTTAGTAGTTCCACCATGAGTTAGTGATGCATTTGTATGCGCTTCCATCTGACCAGAACCCACTCCACTTTCAAATGATCCATATCCATAATCATAAATGGAATTAAGATGACCACAATCTAATCCATCTACTCCAACAAATCTCTTACCATACCCATGTCCACCACTATAATATCTAGTACCAGATCCAGTTTTTGTTGAAGGATGCCATCCAGTACCAACCCATTGAGTGATAGAGGTGTTGGTATTATACGGGCAAAATAATCTATATGTTGCACCAAACTTTTTATTCTCATCAAAACTTTGTCTCCAAATTGCCCATGGTCTGCTAGTATTCGTATAGTCAACATGATACCAACTATTTGTTGTACCAAAACCAACTGTAGAGATAGTACCAGAAGTTGCTGCAGTTACAACTACATTACCTACATCATTATTGACTTGAGATCTAATGTCTGAACTATCTTCACGTAGATAATATTTTCCTGCTTGACCAGATAATGGAGTAAAGTTTATAACTGAACCACCACTCGTAAACTGACTGTTAATATTAAAAACTCTATTTTCATTGGTGAATTCATGATAGAGAGTATCATTGATTGGATGATTTCTCCAACAAAGTGCTAGATCATCCCAAGAACTATTATTATCAAAACCTAAAGTGTCACCTTCTTGAATTTCAACATAGGTGTTAGTGCATGATCCAGAAACAAATCCATTTCTTCCCCATGCTTCCATATTGATAGGGTCATAACCTGTAAATGTGCAAACATAAGAATTACCACCTTCTATATCAGCTTCAATAACAACTGGAATTGTCATATCTATTGCACCATTTGCAGAACCACCAATATCTTCAGCAGAAAGTGTTACAACTTCTCCTCCAGTATATCCATAACCAGGACGATTCACCATGACTGAATCAACAACTCTGACACCCGAACCATTATCACCATCAAATGGACATCTTTGCACTAAGAATGATGCTCCAGTTCCAATACCAGTTGTTGCTACTGGAAATACATCATAGTATAATGGTTGTTTTGGATTAGCATTAGGTAGTGAACCACCACCATAAAATGTTTGAAATCCGCAAACCTTACCAATTTCTGAAGATCCAGAGCCAGCAATGCTGTGCCAACCTAACCACTCAAGACCTTCACCGAGTTGTTCTAATAGATTTACTCTTGTCCAAGTTCCTGCAATAGAAACTGTAGTTGTAGTAATTGCCATTTATTATGCCTCCAGTTGAAGAATGGTTAGGTTTGCGTTGATTGATTGTGTGCTTCCAGATAGATTTGTAATTGCCATATAAATCGTGGTATCAACTGGATCGTCCATATTTCCACCCATTGTGAATGGAGAGATTTTTTGTTCAGTAGAGATGCCTGTCGTTACAACTTCAGCAATAACTCCACTTCCTGCTGCTGGATCTTCTCCAACACTTCTACTAGAATCAGCAGTTCTAGATTCACTATCAGTATATATTCTAATCCAACCTGCTGTAGATAGACCAACCTTCATCAGGGCATAAGACTTAAATCCAGTAACTGTTACAAGTCCTACAGCATTATCTGCAATAGATGTTGTGGATGCAGAAACTGTTGTTCTATTTTGTAGTGAACCACCAGATGCAGTGACAGTAGCAATACCAGAACTATAAGTAACATCTAGACCAGTATCAAAGTTGATAGTCTTTGCAGAACCAACGTTTGATCCACTGTTTTCAACAACAACACCATCACCAGTTGCATTAACGTTGAGTAGTGCAGATCCATCAATAGCAGGTAATGCACCAGTAAGTTCACCTGAAGGAATACTTGTAAGACCAGCACCAGAACCAGTAAATTCTGAACCAGAACCAGAAAGTGTCACATCACCATAAACAGTAATGCCATTAGATGCTGTTTGAAGTCTTAATGAACCATTATTGTACAGATCTACTCTTCCACTAAGTGCTGAAAGATACGTCTGCAATGTTGAGCTGTTCCTCAAAGTAAACGAGGCAGCATTCATTCTTGTATTAGTACTATCTAACTCAAGATAAAGTCCAGCTTTATAAATGTAAGAATCTGTATCAAATTGTAGTCTATTATTAGTTGCACCAGTACTTTCTTCAAGATGAACATTACCACTAGAAATGCTTACACCAGCAGCAAGTGTAGAAACACCAGAAACATTCAGTGTATCAGTTTCAATGTGTCCAGTTACATCAATACCAGTACTAGTAATATCACTAAAACCAGAAGTTCCTGTTGTGCTGATACCAGGAATAGCTGCTGTGATCGTAACAACACCAGCAGATACTGGAGATACATCTAAACCAGTAGAGAAATCAACCGTTGCAGCAGCACCAACTGCTGAACCACTATCCTTGACTTCAATACCAGATCCAACAGCAGATACACCTGTAAGTGCAGAACCGTCGAGTGCAGGTAGTGCTCCTGTGAGTTGACCAGCAGGCAATCCTGTCAGTCCAGCACCAGATCCAGAGTAAGATGTTGCAGTGCAAGATCCACCAACTGTTAAAGTATCGGTAAGAACTGTTGTGTTAATACCAGTTCTTCCTGAGTTGTTGATGTATTGTCTAATATTTCCTTCACCATCAGCAATAACAACTCGGTTAGATAAACCTCTGATGTCTAGATTACCAGAGTTGCCATCATATCCTCCAAGAACAACGTTATATTGTCCATTGGTAATTAGTTGTCCTGCCTTAATACCTAGACCAACGTTATATCCACCAGAGGTTACATTATTGAGTGATAGTTCACCAAC